CAACGCACAAAAAAGATGGGATGATTGACATTAAAAATGTGCGCTGCATAGAAATTGGTTGCAAAAAGGGCCCCACGTTCAATTTTGAGGGTCAATCAAAGGCAATCTATTGCGCAACGCACAAAAAAGATGGGATGATTGATATTAAAAATGCACGCTGCATAGAAATTGGATGCAAAATCCACGCAAGATTTGGGCAATTATACGGTCCTGCACGCCATTGCGCAAAGCATAAGCAAGCCAACGAGTTCATTGCGCGCTTCCCAACGTGCCAAAAATGTTCCTGTCGCCCGATCTGCACGGATGCAGAAAATCATGTTAATTACCCATTGTATTGTGATGCGCACATGCCAACCAATGCGCGCATAATTGTTGATGCAATGTGCGCTCAATGCAAACAAGAATCAGTAATTTCGACTCAATCGCGTCTTTGCTCAATTTGCGAATTCACGCAACATCACCAAACGTATCATCACTACAAGGAAGAACAAACAATCGCTGCTATTCTAGCAATAGGATTACATCCAACGTCTTGCGATAAGATATTGCCGGAAGGTATCATTTGTGATATTCGCAAGAGACCGGATATTTACTTTGATCTTGGGTCAATGGCGCTTATTCTCGAAATTGATGAGTGCCAACATGCGCGCGCGTTCACAAATCATTCTACACCTTACGCATGCGATTGCGAATTCGCGCGTATGGTTGCGATACACCAAGTATGCGGGATGCCAACGGTATTCATTCGTTTTAATCCGGACGAGTTCACTGATAGGTCCGGAACAAGGATACCGCCTCACAAATCGCGATTTGCGTTCATTGCAGAATATACTTTGCGAATGATTCGTGATTTGCGAGCATCACCCGTCGCGGATGGGCTTTACGTTGCATATTTGTTCTACAATGGGTGCGCGGATCGTATTGCGGATCGATTTCGTATTGATTACATGGAGCATACGATCCAACCGTGGATACCAAGCTAATTTTTTTCCGCGCGCGAATAATGCGCGCTAAACATCGGTTTAATTACAATCGCGACATTGCTCGCGTATATCGCGCGCGTTATTCTGCGCAAACGCGCGATTATGGCATAAATGCGAGTAAATAATCTTTTTTGTCGCGCTACAAAAAAGATTAGCGTGGCTTGGAATCGCGAGCGCTAGATAATAATTGTCCGTACTGATTGAGATCAATCTCGCCTTGTATCTCGCGAAACAGTAAAGTACTCATTTCAGCCCGACCTGCTTTGAGTGCATATGCACAAAGATCGTGTATGCGGAATTCACTCGGTGGCAACCCGGAACAAGGATTCGCCAATATCGGATTGCGTATGCGATTTAGGAGAGCAATATTACCAGTATCAATTGCGATTTTTGTAATTGGATGCAAGGCATAAACCAGTGGTTTGATTTGATTTTGATCATGTGGAAATTGTTGACGAATTGCGTTAAGATCGCATATGAATCTCTGATATTCAATCTCAAAGGCACCTTGCAAATCCACTTGTGCTGCAATAATACACATTTGCGCGCGATGACGCACAAGGGGTACGGCAGATTTTATGGGGTCCGGTGGATAGCATGCGGGACGATCAACAATATGCGCAACGAATTCCCTGTGGCATATTTCCAGCATTTCGCGCGCGTCGCGTGTTATAGTGGGACATGATGAGTGAAAGTAAGGAACGATTGCCCTATCGCCCAATACATACAAAACCGTTCCCGTGCTCCAAGAAACCGCGAGTTCACAAATTTCGCGTTGTAACCCTTGCTTTGCGCCCTCGTACATAAGCGCGTACCAATTTGCACCCCATTTTTTTGCAAGTTCACAAAGTTCGCGTGAGCCAATCTTTGCGGCTTCATAGAGCATAATATTCACTTGTTGTGCGCCTTTCTTGTGAGCATGCTTACAAAGATCATAGTTTTTTGTTTGCGCGCCTCGTATAAGCATATCATTGACATCCTCTTCTTCAATCGCAGAATCTACCTTATTCGCGCATGCTGGCGCGACTACTGATTTAATTTCGCGGAGATCCGCGGTTATCCGATCAATAATTGCAGTGAGAGCTACTGATGATGACATTGAATACGAGTATTTACGTATTCATTTTTTTTGCGCGCGCAAAAAATACTTGGATCGCATACTAATTCGCCCGCGCATCATTGGAAGCAATCAATGTCACGTTCGCCCCAATTCAACGCGCGCTCGCTTATCGCGCGCATGATTTCAGCAGCCCCAATTGATGAATGCTCGCGCGCTGAAACACCAAGATCAATTCCGCGGCGCAACATATCATCAAATGAGCGCTCTACTACCGATACGCGCGCCAGCGAAGTCTCTTCGTATTGCGCGATCCACTTATCAACGATCGTTTCCTTTGTGCGACGAATTAACTGTATGGCGTGCATTTTATATACAAATCGCATGCGATTCATTTTTTTGAATTCCGCGCAATTGAATATTCCATGACTACCCGTATGCGTATTGATGTTCCAAAGCTTGTCGTATCGTACGACAAAAGCAAGCAAGAAGTCCATTTCAAGGTCCTGCGCGGAATTGATACCTTTACAGGCAATTACACAGATAAGAGCGCGAAATCACACAGCGGATCAATAATTAACGCAAGTAACTTTCTAATATGCATCAAGGCAACACTGGATGAGCAAGTTGCGCGCGAAATACCTGATTCCATGATTACATTCGCGCAAGATGACGAAATCGCAACAATTACCATTGATTTTGAATCGCGAATTGGTGCAACAGTAATCCATGATAAGATACAAGTCGCATGCGCAAAAGAAGAGTTCGAGGACACGGAGAAAGCATTGCGCGAGACACGTCTCATTTGCGCAGAGCTGCATTCAGAGATACGCGAGATTCGCGCGCTCCTGGATGATGAGCGCGAAATCGCGCAAATGGTCGCGCGCTGGGGACCGATACCATACAACGAGCGTGAATTTGTGTTGCATGTTGTGCGCGCGAAACCAGCAATTACGTTTCCGTATGTTGGATATTATTGGGTGCAAGTTGGTACGGAGATCTATCGTTGCACATACGCGGGTATTAAGACGCGCAGTGTTATTTGCTGCACGGAACCAATGGAATTCACGGATCCGCGGAGTATTGTAGTTGAACCGGCGTATTCGGAGGTTGGTTTGGCGTCCGGGGATCTTGCGACTCGACAGGGCTCGTCTTGGGAAGTCGTCAACAATTTAGTTCGCGAAGTGTATGTTCGTCGGCTAAATGTGATGTATGAATTATCGCGCGCATCACCAGTAATCATAGGGCGATTTCGCGATTGCGAGCCGCTATTCGCTATTTCATTCAAAAAATGCTCGTCTACATTCGCCATTGATTGCAAATACGAAGTCGCGCAAATAAGCATTCAAGAGTACTTTGGTCTCACGAACACAAATGGTGAGCCATGCGTCAATACACGCGATTCGCGCGCGACCACGCACCAATCTATTAGACCATCGTACGACGGCGCAATCAAACAAACAGGTTGTCTCATCAAGATCGCAAAAAAATCGCTCGCGACTTATAAAGCGCGATCACAGTTCGCAATATCAACACAAATGCTCCTTGATGCGCTCTATCACAATGCGAATCAATAGGCGTCCTTATTTTTTCCGGAGAATCACACGCTTACCCCATGTTCGCGCATGAAAGCACACAGATTACATAATCGCGAATTATGTGGTCCACCAATGTTTGGTACATGATCCATCAATAGCCTAATATTAGTAGCGCCACGATCGCACAAATATCTGGCCATTGATATGCAAGTTACGTGTCCCAGCGCTTTATTATAATTCAATTTGTGCCCATACAATTGTATCATGCGATCGCATACCTCATGGCGATTTAGCTCAATTGCTTCATAGAAAACCTTTGATGGATTTAGCGCGCGCGATTCCGCTCGTGCCAATTCTTTCGCGGCTGCGTAACGCGCGGCATATGCGCGCTCGATGAAAGCCGCGTCCATTTGCCCTTGATCCTCGCGGATTATTTTTGCTGCAGCCGCATCGCGCGCTTTGGCCTCTTTTCTCTCGCATTCGCGCGCTTCCGTATATGGAGCTGCCCACTCAATTGCGAGATTAACTAAGCGCATGTTACCGCGCCAAGCTGCGCATATCAACATATCTCCGAATGCAGTAGCGCCATTTTCGCGCGCGAAAACGCATAGATCACGATTACCTGCGAGCGCGGCATTTGTAAGTATGATATTCTGTTTGAAATCATTACTGTACGCAATCATCCATTCGCACGCTAAGTCGCATAATTCGCGCGATCCTGCGCTCGCGGCCTCATGTAGCATTCGGACATCATCAAGCGCAATATGCGCGCGGATCGCGAGTTCGCGCACGAAGATGCACATATCACGCCGATTATCGCGCGCGGCGTACGATAACAAGTTACTAAGACATTCATAGGATTCCCATCCACCGGGTATTGTCTCAATAACGCGAAGACAAAATTCCCAATGAGATTTGCGCGCTGCATTCTGTGCTGCCGCACGTAAATCTTTTATTCTCTCTTGATGATCATGCACTTCACTGTCGTACCATGCGCGCGCAACTTCATACAATTCGCGATTGCCACTAAATGCAGAACCATACAACATATCGCGCGATTTATTGGCGCCCCAAGAGCGTGCGAGATTGCATAGTTCGCTCTGACCACCACACGCAGCATCAAAGAGCATGCGGCGCGCGATTCCCGCCATACTTATGTAATCGTGCGAATCATTTGTGCACCAATTGTATAATATTTCACATAGCTCGCGATGCCCTCCATGCGCCGCTTCACGCAGCGCAGACACGTAGTCGTACGCTCCTTTCGCGCGCAACCACTCACAAAGCGCGCGATGCCCTCCGCGAGCCGCACCATAAAGCATGTCATTGGCGTATCTGGGGTAATTCACAATCAAATATTCGCATAGGGCGCGATGCCCTCCGCGCGCGGCCATCTTCATGACTGTCATTGGACGAGTGGAGTAATTTTCCAGCAAATATTTGCATATATCCCCGCATCCGCGAAATGCGGCATTTTTTGCGGCACATCCAGTGTCGTATGCCCCGCGAGCGAGCGCGTATTCGCATAGCGCGAAATTATTTATTTCAACGGCGTACATAAGCAATTCATTCGCGCTACGCGCGCGCGGCTGCGTAATTATCGCGCGCAAACGTCTGCAAGTCGCGCGAAATGCAGTATCGAATGGCGCAGGGATATATGCGGCGATTCGCGCGAGCAAAAAGTCATCAAGTACTTGCAGGATCGCCATATTATTCCTTTGGTTAGCGTATTCAAAATTACATTGCCAGCAATTTTTTTTGAAACAAGGGTCGCGCGTGGCAATATACAATGGTTGAAACCAAAATCCATATTTTCGGAGATGTCCATGCGGACACATACACTGGTAATGGCGCGAGTCTCACGGATCTAGAACTAACGGGATTCGCGACACAACCGGCCAATTCAGTGCTCGTAACCGACGCGCTTGGCGTGATTGGCACTGCAACACATCTAGCCACATCAATTGGTGGCACTGGCGCAGATTTAAGTGGTTCAACTGTAGGTGCGGTACACGCGCTTACAAATACAGATGGAGTTATCGCAAATGGACCAGTTATCGCGCAATATGGCGCGACAACAAACACTTTGTGTGCGCGCGATGCCGTTACTGGCGCTATTCACGACAGCGCGGCATTCGTTTGTGATGGCGCGGGCAACCCGTCACTCGCGGATCGCGAATACGCGCAATTGCGCTGGGATGCGGGCACTTCGCGCTATTACTTGGAAACTGCAATCGCAGGCGCGGGTGTCGCGCGCCCTTTGTACATGAATGCATCACTAATTCGCGCGACATGCGCCATGGGCTCAGATCTCGCGGCTGCCGCACCGGAAGATTTCGTGCGCAAAGCAGAATTCGACGCGTTCGCGGCTGGTATCATATGGCAACCAGCAGTACTCGCGGATACAGATACGCCGACATTGCCGCCTGCGAATGGCGATAGATACATCGCGAGCGCCGATTCACTCACTTTGGGATGGACAAAGGATCATATTTATCAATGGAGCGCTGCTACTGCGGAATGGCTAGATCGCGCGCCCCTTTCCGGATGGGGTTGTCTTGTTCTTGGCGGAACGCTCTACGCGGATCAAACTGTGATCTATACAGACACAATACCTCCGCAATGGTCGCCAATGGGCATATCCATAGATCATAACAACTTGATTAATCGCGGAGTCAACACACACGCGCAAATTGATACGCATCTTTCGGCAACAACAACTGATCCACATGCAGGCCAAGACTTGCGCGCGATCGCGATACCAACACACGCATCATTAACCTTATCTGACGCGCTTCCTGCGCTTACATTCGCAAATACAACTGCGGGACCACCGACGCCGGGTACATCCGCTCTGACCTTGGCATTGGACGGCACATTGCAATATTCGCGCCCTGACGCAGGCACAGTTGGTGCGACTGGGCTCGCAATGCAGACTGGATACGTTACATCCAATGCTTACCTTGCGGCGCCATTGCTCGCGATTCCAGGAACGGTTGCAGGTGTTCGTGTGGCGCCAGCATCCAATACGGACGTTGCGACTCATGCCCTGGAAGTTTATAGCGCGAGCGATTCTTGCGCGCGTCTCATTCGCACTGGAACGGCATTTACGGCCGCCATTGATGTACTCGGTGCGACTGGCGAAATGCGTGTTACTGCGCCTCATGGCGCGCAAATAACGACGCGCCTCGGCGTTGGCGTCGCTTCCGAGGATAATGTCGCGATCGCAGCGCTATGCGCGACTGGCGAGCAAGCGCGCCTCTATTACGATAGCGCGCATTACGCGACGTTGCAGGCGCAAGCTGATGGCTCATTGGATATCGTTGCGCAAATAGTGCCATCCGCGAGCGCACCCGTGCGACTTGGTGCGACGAATCCGCTTATCATTCAGGACGCAACGGATGGCTCATTTGGCGCTGGCGCGCTCACAGTAGCGGGTGGCGAGTACGTCGCGCGCACTTTGTACACGAATGGTGGCGCATATATCAATGGAACACCGGAACCAATCGTATTTGGCGCGTCCTTTCGCACGTCGGTTGATGCGGATATTGTACCGCGCGTTGGCGGATCTGTTATTCCAACGACGACATCGCCAATACCAACAATCACTGCTTTTGGACTGAATCTAGTTGGAACAGGACTACGATATGTGCGCTTTGATGCGGCAGTAAACATAGCAACTGTTTTGCAAACTGGATCCATTGAGTTCAAATTCACGCCCGCATACACTGGATGGCCAGCAGATCAACAAACATTAGTTGCGACACTAGGACCCACGCTATCATACAATTCAGTGCGCATTCAACACTTCACAACTGGCGATTTTCGCGTTACTGTGTACGATTCCGCGGGCACTGTTATTGGTGTTTTCACTAACACATTGAGCGTTACAGCTGGCACGGAATACACAGTACTCGCGGAATTCGACTGCAATGTTGGAGGCAGTGGGATTCGCGTGTATTTGAATGGCGCGCTATTTGGTACACCAGTAGCATGTGTCGGCACGCGCACGGCGAATAGTCAATGGATATCTATTGGATGCGACGGTAGCGGCTGTTATCCAAACTTTTACATGCGCGACCTTGCGATTTATTCCACAATTCGCACAATCGCAGCGTCATATGTACCAGTAACACCAAACATGAACACTATTGTTGCTTCCGGTTCGACTAGCGCAACATCGCTCGCAATCGCGCGCCACTTGAATATACTGGGCACTACGGCTAGCACCAGTACGACTACCGGCGCTCTTACCGTCGCGGGCGGTATTGGAACAAGCGGTATCACGACTGATAGTCTAACGTTGTCCGCAACTGTCCACACGATTGATACTGACGCGCTCTTTACTTCTGCGTCAAATTTGCGCCTTTCAACGTCCCTTGCGACGAAAACATACATTGATTCTTGGTGGGCACTCTCGGAGAATCCGACTGGATTCGCGAATACGACTGATTCTGCGATAACATACCTTGATGCGACCGCGCAAGTATCAATTGCGCCAACTGGATCATCGTATTCATATTACATATTGGGTCAAAAATACACGAAAACAGTCGCGATTACTATTACGCTTAGTCCTGCGACAACCGGGATTCATTATATTTATTTCAACGCTGCCACTCTCTCTGAAACGATGACATACACTGACGCGCTATTAACAAGTTACGCGCTCGTTGCTGTTGTGTATTGGAATAGTGCGATTCCTTATTTTGTTAGCGTTACAAGCGAGCGCCATGGATATTCAATGAGTCCATATACGCGCCGCAATTTGCGCTTTGGATGCGGTCTCGTGTATGTGAGTGGTCTCGCGCTCTCCGGATTTACTGGCGGTACGAGTGGCGCGGATAGCGATGTAACATTTGCATCCGCGATTGGCTATACACTCAAAGAAGACATCCGGTACACAGTCGCAGAGAAACTCACATCTGCGACATCACAGGTATATTATTTGTTTAGCGATCCAGGCAGTTGGTACTATTCGCTCTCGATTGGTGCATGTTTGACTTCCGGAACGAACTTGTATTACAATCTACTTATTGGTACAACGTGGTCGCTCGCAACAGTCACAAATGGATATTATGTTCTCGGGCATTGTATCGCGGTCGGAAATACGATTGCAACTGTGCTGGGTATCGCGCAATATGCATCCGTATCCGCGGCCGAGCGCGCAGCAATTGACGAGATTAACGCACTTTGCGCGCTTGGATTACCGGTAGATGACGGATTATTTGTCGCAACCATCATTTATCGCTGTTCAACGGGTATTGGCGCGTGGGGCGGTTACGTAGTTGCGAATTCTGCGGGCACATATTTCCTTGATTGGAGATCGCGCGCGCTCAATCTGATTAGCGGAAAAACAATTGGTCACGCAATTCGCAGTGGACTCGCGAATGATGATCATTTACAGTACTTTAAAGTAACAGGGCGCGCGGGCGAAGTGCTCACAATTAGAAACGCGGATGTGACACCAAAGAGTACGACTATTTCTTGCGAATTAAGCACTGGCAATCTAATTTTCACTAATTACCCAGGCGCGGGGTACACATTTGCGCGAAATACATCCGGTGGAGATGTGCACATTAATTCGACCACGGCAACATCATCAGTATCAACGGGCGCGCTTGTTGTTGCGGGTGGTGCCGGTATCGCTGGAGTGACGTATATTGGTGGTGATACGTGCATTACTAGCTCAACTGTGTCTTCCTCAATTATAACTGGCGCGCTGGTTGTCGCGGGCGGAATGGGCATATCAAAGAAGATTTACTCCGGCGATCGCATAACATCCGCGGGCGGCATGTCGATGACTGGTTCCGCGGGAATGAACATTGCTTTGTCGTCCATAATTGGAGACTATTTCTTATCGGGTACGAACAGTGGAATTGGTATTGGCGACTCATTCACAATGTGGCGCGTTGGATCCGCGATTTCATCGTTGAATGCACTAATGCTCAATATGTATAACGCTGGTAGTGGGTCTGCGTCCAATTATTTCAGTCTTGGATTTTACCCGATCGGAACATATGAACTCTTGCGATTTGCGCCCACAAATGTTACGGTAATACCAACAACCGCGAGCACCAATACCACTTCTGGCGCGCTTGTTGTCTCTGGCGGCGCAGGAATCGCTGGTGCGATGAATGTGGGCGGAGATGCGCATCTTACAAGCACAACCGCGAGCACTGATACCACTACTGGCGCGCTTGTTGTCTCTGGCGGCGCAGGAATCGCAGGCGCGATGAATGTTGGCGCGCGCACAACCTCTGCTGGTCTTACTAGTTCTGACACGATAATATCAACTTTTAACGCTTACGATATATATGCATTCGCGATTTCCTGTTTACTAGCGCCACCGGCGCCCGAAGTCGCGTATTTCGCTTTGTGCGCGGGAGCTTATGCCAGCGAATATAATTCGCTATTTCTTCGCTATTACTATGATGGTACGGATTCTCTTAGTAATCGCATAGAGCTGGGAGTTTATGGACACACCCTAATAACGTGCGATTCGAATACTGCGTGTATTGCGATATCTACTGCGTCAACAAGTCCACTAACGGGCGCACTTGTCGTCCTTGGTGGTCTTGGTGTTTACGCGGATGGAAATTTCGCGGGTAGCGTAACAGCTCTTGGTCTTACAAGTTCCGGTCGGTACCTAGAAGTCAATAATCCTACCGCAGGAACACCATTTATCGCGTGCTTGAATTCCACTATGACCACCGGAAACGCATACCAATGTTTGCGCGCGGGTTTTAGCGCAACAGAATACAACGAAGCGTGCGTTAATTTCTATTTCGCGGGCTTAGATTCCACAAGTAATCGTCTTGATCTTGGAGTTTATGGGCACGAAGATATTGTGAAAATAACGTCCGCAACTGTTGATATTACGCCTGGGACAGCTTCAACATCATCCACCACTGGCTCGCTCGTAGTGCGCGGAGGCGCAGGTATTGTTGGGCGCGCGAGTATTGACGGTATAATCGCGGGCGGAAATCAATTAATACTGAATTGGAATGGAACGGGCACAACTACATTCCCTTATATCAGTTGCGTGGGCACACTGGGATTTCCGGCGCTAACAACAGCTACTTGCATTGCTTTTGGATCCGCGGCATCCGCGTACAATCAAGCGTGTTTAGGATTCTATTTTGATAGTTCGGGATCCGCAAATAACCAATTGCGACTCGGTCTTCATGGTCATGAAGATCTTGTGGAAATTAGTTCCGCGCAAGTAAATATAACGGTTGCCGTTGAATCTGCTAGTATTACAACTGGCGCGCTTATTCTCGCTGGTGGCATGGGGGTCGCGAAACGCATCACTGCGACAAACATGACATGCCTAACCGCGCCAAGTGTGAGCACAGACGTAATTAGATATGGCGACACATCATTTTGTTCATCTGAGCGCGTTTTGATGACAGGAACAATCAGTGGAGCATGGGCAACACCAGTTAGTTGCGAAATCTACCGCACAAAAAATACAATTGGGAGCTATTCTACGGTGGTATTAACGTGCATCTCGGTGGGGTCAATGGCATCAATCACAATTTCGGAAAGCACACTGGTTTTTAGTGAGACCTTGCCAAGCGGATGGCGTCCACCAGCGAGTCTCAATATCATGTGCGAAATGATGTCCGGCAGTACATTTCAAGCTGGCAGATGTCGCGTGAACGCGACTGGAGTACTCAACTTTATGCTTGCAAGTAATCTTGCATTCACTGATAACGCGGCTGTCTATTGTTGGAGTGGATCATTTGCTGTTTAAGCGCTCCATTGGTCGCAACATCATCTTTTTTGAATCCATTTCGCGCGCGAATGAGGACCACGAGGTTTGGGGACGAATAGAATGCTAAACAGGACTCATTATTCTTTTTTTGAATTTGCTTCCGTGAGAATACTCAAACATATGGATACCCTTGATGACTTTCTCATCCCGCAGATCGCGAAGTATCTTCCATCACCCCTTGATATCGCGTTTCGCGCATCTTGCTGGCACTATCGCAAGCTCATTAGCAGTCCAAAGAAAATGTCGCCGGATGATCTTCTTGTGTATGGCACTGAAATAGACAACGTGGACATTCGCAATCTCGCGCTAGAGCATGGCGCGCGCGATTTCACGCGTATGAGTGCCGTTGCCGCATTCATTGGCAGGCTCGATCTTTGCGATCTCGCGCGCGAATTGCGCGCGACGATAGGAGCCACGACCAACGGAAGCGCGACAATTGATCTCAATTGGTCAGTAAGAGGAGCCGCGCGCGGAGGACATCGCGCACTTTGTGAACTTTTATGCTCTCGGATTCCAGAGGAGGATCCATGGATAACCACAATCTACGATTGGATACTTCTAGAGGCCGCACGCAGCGACAATCCTGAACTTTGCAATTTCGCGCGCAATCATGGGGCAAAGATGTGCGATTGGATGCTTGCGGAAGCCGCACGTAAAGGAAACAACGAAATGTGCCAACTGGCAGACATGTGGGGTGCAAGGGTTACACAAGCATGGGCAATTGAAGCTGCATTTGGCGGGCATATTGCGCTTTGCAAGTTCGCGCGCGAACGATATCCGGAACGAATTGACATGCCATGCATTAATCAAATACTATCAGTTGCCGCACTTCGTGGTTATCGCGATATATGTGATCTTGCGCGCGAATGGGGCGCAACCAGTCCCACAAATCTTCTATTTGAGGCCATCTGCGGTAATCACCCTGCGATTCGCGATCTCGCGCGCTCTTTGGCTACTGAAGATATCACGCGCATCTTTGCCGGTGATAAAGATGCTATTCGTCAATTTATTCGCGAGAAGGATACATTCCCGAATTCTTGGATGATCAAATCGGCGATAGGTGAGGGAAATCGCGCGATTTGCGAGATGATACACGAATGCGGAGCAACTAACTACTGCGCCATGCTGGTAGCCGCGGCGCGTCATGGACAGAGCGAACTTTGCGACTTAGTGCACGAATGGGTTGCCGAAAACCCACTGGAATTCCGCAGAGCATATAAAATCGCGCGCGATGTCGCGGCATATGGCGGTCACTACAAAATTTACGCGCGCATTCGCCAATGGGATCATGCAACGACTCTCTAATGGCGCGATTATTTTTTAGATATCGCGCGATTGTACATATACCCGCGCATGGACGCATTTGATGACTATGTAATCGCGCAAATCGCCTCTTATCTTCCATCGCCACTTAATGCGCCTCTTCGCGCGACTTGCGCGCGGTTTCGCGCGATAATTGATGCGCCCGGGAAACTTTCGCCAAATGCGCTTCTTTCGCGCGGCACACTGCTGGGTAGCGAGGAAATATGTGCGATCGCGCACAATGCTGGCGCGACGGATTACAATGAAATGATCGCGGCTGCATCATCCGCCAGAAACGCTCATCTTTGCACACTCGCGCGCGACTGGGGTGCGGAAGATTTCAATTCCATGCTACAAAGTGCGACATATGCGCAATCGCGCGAACTTTGCGAACTTGCGTACGACTGGGGTGCAAGAGATTGCGATTGCATGCTTTATGCTGCTGCGACTGTCGGTAATCGCGAGCTTTGTGATCTCGCGTGCGCGTGGGGTGCTGCTGCGGAACCGCAATTTATGCTTCAAGGAGCAGCGCGCGGCGGTCATCGCGATCTCTGCATTCTCGCGCGCGACATGATTGCCGCGTCACGGGAGCGCGTTTGTTATGATATTGCGCTCGAAAGTGCCGCGTGCGGGGGTCATCGCGCGATTTGTGAACTTATACATCAATGGATTTTGGATGAGCACCAGGATTGCCGATACACGTGGGCGTTGAGGCAATCAGCGCACTGTGGGCACCGCGATCTATGCGTGCTCGTGCGCGAATGGGCGCGCGCGGAGAATCGCGAGGTATCATACGCATCCATGCTGCATTTTGCTACGGATGGCAATCATCGCGAGCTTTGCGAACTTGCGCGCGAATGGATGAGCGATAATCATCAACAAAGCACGTTTTCAGATATGCTGGATATAGCAGCATATAATGGTAATCGCGCGCTTTGCGAACTCGCGCGCGAATGGGGTGATGCAGTCGGAACTGAGTGGCAATTCAACAGTATGCTTATTTCCGCAACTGACGGTGGGTCGCGCGATCTTTGTGTTCTTGCGCGCGAATGGGGAGCCACAGATTATGATTGCATGCTCGCAAAAGCTATGCAAGGTGGTCACCACGATCTTTGCGATCTCGCGCGCGAATGGATCTTGGATGCTAGCCGATTACAACGAAGCGCGCATTGAAGCCGCGCGCGAAAAAGAAATCGCGCACATTAGAGTCTGCGCATGATCAGTTGTTTATCAAATGTCGCATGTCGCATAAGCGCGCTCCATGTTGACATTGAAATAGTTTGATTTAATATTTCAATGTGTCTCACAATGTACTGCAATTCCGCGCAACCTGCCCATTTAACGGCATTTCGCAGAAATCTGCACCAATTATTTTTATCCATTGGCGGATATTTTGCGACTTGAGTAAAGAGATACGCAGTGACCTCCGGATTATGATGTTCGCCACATAGTGCGCGCTTAATTTCCCCAGCCGGCATTGTAAATCCATGCTCATTGAAAATATTATGCACCATTAGGATGCGTTCAAAATCCCCGCACCTGCATAGGTTTACAAATGCGCCCATACACGGCATATACGACGCATCATTGTGCGTTGCCCATGACAACACCATGTGTAGCATACTGGGACTTGCGTGAAACAGTAGCTTAATGCATGGTTCCCGATCATACAGAATCCGCCCATTAGTAACTTTAATGTACTCGGTAATAGCTTGTTGATTATCTTGCTTGAGATAGTGAGTCCAAGTGAGCGATATAAGAGTGATTGATATGTTGGGAGAATTAAATTCATTCAGACACGCAATCAATTCCTCATGGCCCCCATTAATTGCGCCCGCAATGCTATAGTCCGACACGGGACTTCCCCGTGTCAAAACTCCCCAATTCACGAGTGCGGGATGATTACCGCGCATTGCGCTGTAATATATCGTATTTTGTGCCATCATCCACATTTCTTTCGAAATACATTTTCGCACATAATCAATAATCGCGCGATGTCCCCCGCGATATGCACCTTTAAGCGCAAATAGTGCCTGCTCTCTTGAGATGCGGCTGAATGGCTCATGTATATACCATTTCACGAGATCCAAGTGCCCATACGCGCAAGCATTCTTAATTCCTGAATTCGGCGCGCGATGCTCCGGTAATAGTCGCGCGAGCAACGAGTTAATGCGCGCGCCACGCTTCACCAAGGTATGCATAATAATCATAGGTTCGCGTTTCAGCTTACTCACGTCCCGCACAATCGCGAAATCGCGCGCAAACGCGTGGTTGCGCGCGATCGCGCACGTAAGCAAGACAGGGATGAAATCCTGCGCGCGAATAAATTGCGCAATCGCGCGATATAGATACTCTGAGTCCATTTTTATGTATTCCCCGCGCGATTCATTTTTTTTTGCGCGCGAGTAAAAAAACTGCGCGCACTAGATGCTGCTCATGTAATCTTGTTTCTCCTTAGTGCACACGAGCTTCTTAAGTGCGCGCCACCTCGACAGCGAGATAGTTTGATTTAATAATGCAGCGTGCTCCACAATGTATTGAAACTCCGTAAAGCCCGCATTTACAACAGCACTCATCAGAAAATATTTCCACTCATTTTTCCCCATTGGTGAATATTTCGCAAGTTGCGCGAAGAGAAACGCGGTGATGTTCAGGTTGTGATGCTCGCAACATATCGCCGACTCGATTATCCCTTTTGGTATCGCGATCCCATGCTCATAGAAAATGCCATATATCAATTGGACGCGCTCGAAATTTCCCCATTCGCACAAGCCAACAAATTCGCACAACCACGCGCACCCCCGCAATATCCATTTACTTGCGTACAATGATAGTATCATATGTAGCATGCTGGGGCTCGCGAAACACAATAGCTCGACATATGCTGCTCGTTTTTCCAGAATCTGTCCATTAGTAACTTTAAGGTGTTCAGCAATTGCTTGTTGATTATCTTGTTTAAGGTAGTGAGCCCAAGTAAGAAATAGAATATTCCACGACATGCCGGGAGGTCTAAGTTTCTTTAGGCGCGCAAATAATTCTTCATGCCCACCATTAATTGCGCCCGCAATGCCATAGCTAAGCCTGTCCCCATTCTTCAGATCCTCCCAATCTACAAGTTCGGGATGATTACCGTGCATTGCGTTGTAGCATATAGTATTTTGTACGTTCGCGAGCGTCTTTTCCGAGATGATTGCGCAAATGTAATCAATAATCGCGCGATGTCCTCCGCGGTATGCACCTTTAAGCGCAAATATCGCGCGTTCTTTCGCGGCTTTGTCGCATGAGTGTTGCATAAACCATTTTGCGAGCTCCAAGTGCCCATGAGCGCAAGCATTCTTAATTCCTGAATTCGACGCGCGATGCTCCGGTAATAGTCGCGCGAGCAACGAATTAATGCACGCGCAGCGCTTCACTAAAATGCGCGCAATGACTCTAGGCGCGTAATTTAGCTTACTCACGTCCCGCACAATCGCGAAATCGCGCGCGAACACGCGATCGCGCGCGATCGCGCATGTAAACAGGAATAAGCGAAAATCCTGCGCGCGAATAAATTGCGCGATCGCGCGATAGAGATACTCCGAGTCCATTTCATGTATCTTTTGCGCGCGATTCATTTTTTTGCGCGCAAAAAAGATTGGTTACTCATACCGGCGTATTTGTTGTGCGAGGAATATGCACATTTCGGACGACGTCGCGCGCCTCGCAAGTGAGTGCAAGCATCGCGTGGTAATTTGCATATTCATGAGATGCGCGTGATCCATAATATACTGCAACATCGCTACAGACGACTTATCAACCAATCGCTTGAGAAAGAGCACTCCCTCGTTTTTCTGCATTGGTAGCATGCGCGCGATTTGATCTCCTAGAAATGCGATTATTGCAGGATTATGATATTTGTTATTAATGAAGCAGAAGCGAATGCACCCTGCATTTGGTTCATATTCAAGCACAATGGAAAATGCCATGCGGATGCGCGCGAAATTCTCATCCTCGCAAATAGCCTGAATTCCCATCCAAATCCATCCCATGTCCAACTCGTTCGCGCGAAAGTGGTTCATGAATTCGCGAATGACATCCTCGCTAGCGTATTGCCATAATTCTCTAAGCTGTACTACAGTAAAAGCGCGACCATATGCGTGTATGCATTCTGTAATGTATTCGCGCACATTGCGCTTGAGAGCGTATGACCAAAGATATTTCGCAACTTCGCGCCCTTCGTTTGTTGTGGGCGCAAAGGCATCCAAATGATGAATATCCGGATGACCGCCTTGAATTGCGGCCGCGATGCCCTTATAAACAAATTCCACGCTAGCAAAGTGATGCAATGAGCGAAAATATGGATCTCTCCATTCAATGTGATCAACGTGTCTACTTCTCAGCGCGCCGCAAATCGCCATTGAATACGCAAGACTGCGACCTTCATCCGTGACCATCGCAAGAAAGTAATCAATGAGCGCGCGATCTCCGTTAATATATGCGCCTTTGAGTGCCCATGCTACGTATTTATTGCGCAATGAAGAATATCCTTCTTGCTGTGCGCGTGTCATGTACCATTTCGCGAGATTATCATGTCCGCGCGCGCATGCGTTCTTGATTCCATGTAGGTACGCTTCCCCATACGATGAAGGAAATCGCGCGAATAGCGAATCAATGCATGCCGCGCGTTTTATTAGATTGCGCGCAGAGACCACAGGCGAGAGATCCATTGCCCATACATCGCGCACAATCGCGAAATCGCGCGCAAATGCGCGATCGCGCGCAACCACGCATGTAAACGGGAATAAGTGAAAATCATCCGCACGTACAAATTGCGCGATCGCGCGGTAGAGATACTCTGAGTCCATTTTTATGTATTCTTCGCGCGATTCATATTTTTTGTGCGCGCACAAAAAATACTCCCCTCCCTCTCCATTTCACGAAGCAAGACGCTGCGCAATATACTCGCGCATTGCATCAGATCCCGCGCTAATTGCGAGCGAACGCCACATTCGCAATGAAATGTGGTGATTTAAGAGATCAGCATGATTCGCAACATATTGCAATTCTGCGACAGATGTCCAACTAACCATCCCCACTAATAATTTTTTCCAATGTTTATCGGATAACGGAGGTAATCGCGCGAGACGTCCCACGAGAAACTCAGTTACCGCAAGATTATATTGCATGCCATTCAAACAATGCGTAATTATCATTTCCATTAGTCCCGAATCGATAATTCCCTCCAGAGCATCAAATATTGTCCGCACGCGCTCCAATATACCCTCTTGGCACACCGTATAAAGAGCCCGCGGATGCATGTAATCCCAAAACTCACATCGTGCGCGCGTATACGCGCATAAGGTATCATGGCTCGCGTATTTCCATAGCGTGTATTCCATGTAATCGCACATGGCGATCCAATCACTATCTTCGGACATGTACTTCGCAATATTCGCGCAATCATTGTGTTTGATCCAATGTCTCCATAACATTTGGCGAACGGCCCTATTGTCGCTTTTGCTAATATCGCGCGAATATTCATAACCACTTTTATTCGCAGATACAGTGCGACAAATTTCGAATAATGGCGCCGAGAATGGGAATTCGCGCGTGTGTTCCTTGGTCCATTCCAAAGAGCGCCCACCTTTTGCCGCGCCATAATACGCGCTCATGAATATGTGAGCATGTCTGATGTTTATTCTATCAAGCGTCTTAAAGTAGTCTATTAGCGCGCGATTATTTGCGAAATATGATCCTTTGAATGCCGCTTTCACAACACATATTGGATTGTCGTGGTACATTCTCTTCCAAAACCATTTCGCAAGATCCTCATGGCCATACGCGCACGCATTTGCAACACCGACACGATCAAAAGCATAATGTGGATCATCCCTTTCCAGGCGCGCGAGTGGTGAGTTAATGCGCGCTGCGTATTTAATTATTGCGTACACAGAAGGCTTTGGCGCGCACCCCATTGCCCATGCGTCGCGCACAATCGCGTAATCGCGCGCAAGTGCGCGATTCCGCGCGTTTACGTGCGTGAACAAGAAATAGATGAAATCATCCGTGCGCATAAATGGCGCGATCGCACTGTAAAAATACTCTGAGTTCATTGGTGTATATCTTTTGCGCGCGATTCATCTTTATACGCGCGCACACAAAAAAAACTCACTGCCTGACGTGCGAAATAAGATGTTGGGCGACATATTCGCGCATTTCATTCGTTTGCGCATAATCTGTGAGCGGTTGATTAACAATAATGTGTACATGGTGACCCAAGGAATCAGCATGATTCAAGACGCATCGCAATTCCTCAACTGATGTACCTTGAATCATGCCAACTATTAACGAACTCCATTGATTATCAGTTAATGGAGGCAATCGCGCGAGATATCCCACAAAGAACTCAGTTACTGCAAGATTGTGTTGCTTGTGCATCAAACAAGTTTCAATTATTTGCTGCAATCGTTCTGGATCAACGTATCTCTCTAGGGCAGTAAATATCGCGCGTACTCGTTCCAATGCACCTTCATGGCATACAACATAAAGAGCTTGCGGATATCTGCGATACCACCCTGGATTCTGCGCATTCACATATGCGCATAAAGTATCGTGGCTCGCGTACTTCCATAGTGTATATCCCATGCGCTCGCTCGCGGCGATTGTCTCGCAATCTTCGCCCATGTATTTCGCGATATTCGCGGTGTCATTGTGTTTGATCCAATGTCTCCATAAATTTAAGCGCACTTGGTGTTGAGCATTTTTACTGAGATCGCGCGAATATTCATGTCCGTTTTTGCGTGCAATTACGGCGCGACAAATTTCGAATGATATCACCGAAAATGGAAATTTGAGCTCAAATTCCTTAGCCCACTCCAAAGAATGTCCACCTTTCGCTGCGCCATAATATGCACTCTCATACATGCGAGTAACATCTCTGGGATCACTACAATCAGTACATAGTTCAATGCAGTAGTCCTTTAGCGCGCATTTATCCGCGAAATACTTGATTCTTGCTATCGTGGCACACATTATATCACCGCGATTTCTTGTGCGCGCTACCTTCCAAAACCATTTCGCAAGATCCTCATGACCATATTCACACGCATTTTTAATACCAACGCGGTCACAATCATAATATGGATCAAATGGTACTTCCAGACGTGCGAGCGGTGAGTTAATGCGCGCGGCATATTTAATTATCGCGTACACGGAAGGCTTTGGCGCGCATCCCATTGCCCACGCGGTGCGTACAATCGCGTAATCGCGCGCGTACGCGCGATTCCGCGCGCTTGCGCACGCAAACAAGACGGAGATGAAATCCTCTGCGCACATAAATGGAGCGATCGCACTACAAAGATACCCTGGGTCCATTTTATGCATTCTTCGCGCAATTCATTTTTCCGCGCGCACACAAAAAAGGTCACGCGCGAGGATGGCAACAACGACTCTCAAGGAATCTGTGTATTTCGCTATCCATCGCGTAATTCGCGAGCCTGCGCCATCTTCGCGCGGTAATTACGTGACCTAAGCTTTGCGCGTGATCCACAATGTATTGCATTTCCGCGACTGACGTATTTCTTGTCGCGCGCATCAGAAACTTGAGCCATTGGTAGCGCGATAATGGTGCCAAGCGTGCAAGCTGATCAATGAGATACTCAGTTATCGCAAGATTATGATTCTCTTGCGCGATACATGCAGTCAAATTGCGCGGATCCACTATGCAATGACAATCGCGCATAACCTCAAATAACAATTTGACGCGCGCGAGAATTCCGTCACTGCAAATCTGACGGAAATCGGAGATCTCCATTACATCACAATTATTGTTGCACTCAAGGCGCACAATATCGCGCATAACATCGCGACTAGCATAACGCCACACGGGTAATTGAGGTATACCACGAACAGAGCGCGCGCCAAGAACCGTAATGCATTGCTTAATGCCCGCGCGATTGTCGCGCTTAAGCATGTGTGACCAAATAAGATCGTTAAACCAATAAATAGCATTCGCGTTGTGACATATACGCGCTTTGAAGTTCTCATACAGCTCCATGTGGCCGCCCTTAATAGCAGCTACCGCACCACAACACCACCATCTTTGCTTTTCATCATAAGATTCGTGCTCAAATGAATCCAACCAAGTCAAAAGCTCCATGTGATTACCTTTTACTGCGCCACAAAATGCGCTCAAATACGCGCGATCATTCTTGTCAGCAAGCGGAAGAAAGTAATCAATAATCGCGCGATTACCTGCGAAATACGCGCCATTGAGTGCGTATCCGATCAGATATGGTCTGGGAAACGTGATAGCCAGCGCGCGCAAATAGTACCACACCGCGAGCGACATGTGTCCATGCGCGCAAGCACTCTTGATTCCTGCGCGCAGCGCGCCCTCATTGCTGCATAATGAGGGCAATCGCGCGAAAGGCGAATTAATATGCGCCATATGTTTCGCAAACGCGCGCGTACTAATCGCTGGCGAGCATCGTACTATACTCATTGCGTGCGCGATTGCGAAGTCGCGCTCCCACATGCGACGCGTGCTCGCGCACGTAAACAAGAAAGAGCAGAAATCTTGCGCGTCAATAAATTGCGAAATAGCCTGGTAGAGATATTCCATTTATCGTATATCGCTCACAATTCATTTTTTCGCGCGCGCAAGAAACGCGCGCATTTCCTCATTCGATGTATGCGCCATAAGCATGCGCCAGCTCCGCGCAGGAATTACATGACCCAAGATTCGCGCGTTACCTGTGATACATTGCACTTCCGCGACTGATGCGTGGTCAAGCGCGCAAAACAGAAATACGCGCCAATAATAGTCCGATAGAGGAGTCAAGTGCGCGAGTTGATTAACGAGGAGTGCAGTTATTGCAAGATTGTTATTTTTCTGCGAAATACATGTGCTCAGATCTTGTGCGCTAATATCGTATCCACAATCATTTGTGACCTCAAATATTAGCTGGACCCGCGCGAGATTTCCATCGCTACAAACCTCGCGAAGATCCCTGATATTTAATTCATTTTCGTAAAGTGCGCAAATAAATCCGCGCAATACATCGCGACTAGCATAACGCAATATTGCAAGTTGCTGCCAAAAATAGCGACTTCCGAAGCTCGAAATACATTGCTCAATGCGCGCGCGATTGTCGCGCTTAAGCATGTGCGACCAAATAAGATCGTTAACCCAATCAATGGCACTCGCGTCGTGACATATGTGTGCTTTGAAGTTCTCGTACAGATCCATATGGCCACCCTTGATAGCAGCCGCCGCGCCGCAACACCACCATTTTTGCATTTCATCATAAGATTCGTACTCAAATGAATCTAACCATGTCAAAAGCTCCATGTGATTACCTTTTACTGCACCGCAGAATGCACTCAAATACGCACGTTTATCCTTATTAGCTAACGGAAGAAAGTAATCAATAATCGCGCGATTACCCGCGAAATACGCACCCTTGAGCGCATACTCAACCAAATCACAGTTTGATGATTCTATTGCGCGCAAATAATACCATTTCGCAAGATATTCGTGTCCATAAACGCAAGCATTCTTAATACCCACAGATGACACTTTTAATCGCGCAAGGGGTGAATTAATGCGCGCCATGCGTTTCGCGAACGCGCGCATTCTAATCGCTGGTGAACATTGCATTGCGCTCACGTCGCGCACAATCGCATAGTCGCGCGCAAACGCGCGATCGCGCGCACACGAGTCCGAGAATAGAAAGTAGCAAAAATCTTGCGTGCGAATGAATTGCACAATAGTGCAATGGAGATACTCTAGATCCATTATAATACTCTTCCATCTCTTTTTATTCGCGAGAAAAAAGATCAGAGTAAAAGCGCGCGCCTCAGCGTATAATTTTCGAACACGAATACTTTGCGTGTGCTATCTGGTTCGCCAATAATTTCTGATATTTGCGCAATAAACTCTTCAATGGGTGCGGGAATTTCCGGTTTACGTTTGCGCGTGACACGTTCACAATAGTTTGAGTAAAAGACATCTACCGGTACTTCTATCGTACAAGTGCTGTCGAATTCCGCAAATCTATGAAGAGCAATCGAACACATGAACTTTTGCACGGACGTAATCGGCGCATCTGAGCGCAAGTAAATATTCGCGAGCGGAATATTTGCGCAATCGAAGCGCGCGATATTGCGTCGCGCGAAATCTTCGAAAATTGCCTGCATCGCGTCATTTCTGCGCATGCTTTCCATCAACTCGCGCGCGTAATGATTACTTTCCTTTGTGCCTCCGCGCACGTGATTGAAGGCACAATATGATTCGCGCGAATGTATTGGACACGCGCGATCTGTTACAATAATAAATCGCGCGAATGTCGTCGCGCTTCTGTCGATCTCGGCAATCTTTTGCATGACCGTAACAAATGGCGCGCGAATGAAAACGCAAAGCTTCATTGTCAGCGCATCGCGCGCGACATCGCCCCGCGCAAAGTAATTGCGCCCAACCAATTCGCGCGCGAGCATCTCTAGAAGATTTTGACATTCTTCTGGCGCGTTAATTACGAGTGATGTACGATGTTCGCGCGCTGGAAACTGAACGAGATCCGCAAACCAATCCATGAAATACGTATAAAGGCGCGATACCCCATTGCACAAATATTCGCACACATATTTCGCGAATTGATTAACCACAGAATCCTCGCGTGGTTGCGCGTTCGCGCGATCAAATCCGAGCCACAAGTTCAAGAGTCGCGCGTCTAATTGCGGAATCGCGCGCAAGTATGGCATGAAGCATACATTATCCCAGGAGATCGAATCGCGCGCGAATAACTCAAGTGCGCGCGAAAGTGTCACGGAAGTGCCATCCGCGAGCATCCACGCGTCCGCGTTGCATACGGGCTCAATTGGAATGAATGAAATACTATCGCGCACGTGCGCGCGCGCAATATAGCAATTGTACCGAGTAATGTATGCAAGTGTTTGTTGCGCGAATTTGCGAAAACATGCAATTGCCGTATCGGTCGTCAAATCGCGCGGCATCACCTCAATATCCGCGAATTCCCAGCGTGCCATGGGATCCACAAAATCCGCGCGAAAATCAGTGCGCGACCAGAGAATCGCCGTTCCGCATATTGCGCCATCCACTTCACATTGCGCGCGCACCGTATCAACATCCGCGATTGCGTAGCTTCTCGCGGCCCCGTGAGGTTCGCAGCAAATGGCGCAATTTGGCGCGCTTGTGCGCTGCAAATCCACCCATCCATTATTAGTGCTCACAATCGCGAAATTGTGCGCGCTACACCAACTGTGAATGATATCCATTCCTAATAAATATGGCGCGAGAATTCAAAAAAAATGCGCGCGCAAATCATCAATTGTAGCCGTTGCGATTAAACGCGCTCATTATTGCCTCGCAGGAGAAGAGATAACTGCGAAATGATACGTTCCCACTATCAGTGGACATATTTAGTAGGCCGCGCATACACGCGTGAAAATATTCTTCCGTTGATGGCCGATACTTTTGATCCTCCTCACACCAGCGCACGTAATCTTTATAAAACATGCGGACATTTCTGAATTGCGATCCGATAACATCAAATAGCGCAATCTTATGGCGCGCAATATCGCAAAGGAAAGCTTGTTCTGACGAAATGGGCGCGATGTCGCGTAATATAAGTTGCGCGAATGGGATTTCGTGACACTTGTAGTCCCCAATATGGCGGTTAGCTAAATACTCAAAGATAGCTTGCGGCGCATCCGGATCGCACAAGAACTCCCACAAATACCGCGTTCTGCGTACGTATTCATCTAGCGGTAAATTCGCACTATTGAGTACGCAATGCAGTCTCCTACCGTTACTGCGAAATGGACACGCTGAATTGGTAGTAACAATGTAGTGTATGGCTTTTGACTTGCGTTTGATTGCGGTTTCATCAAGATATGCCATGTAAGATTCAACGTATGCATGCGATATTGCTCTGATATGTACAAGTAGTTTCGTATCCCATTGCTTTGGTTGAGTAGGTTGTCCTGATCCCTTCACAGAATATCTGCGACCGATGACTTGTGCTCCTATGAAATCCACAATGTCATAGCAATAGGCCGAACCATTAATAAGCAGCGCGGTTTTGCTTGGATTCGCGGGATTTTGGATAAGATCCGCAAACCAATTGAGTACGTAATTACTCAAATCGTGATTGCGACAACACCAGATATCGCAAATGTAATCAAAGAATGGTGCTGCGTCAATTCCGCGCGAAACATGCCCAATCGCGCGCGCATACCCAGTCCATAAATTCAAAGTGCGCTCGCGCATTAGCGGAATCGCGCGCAAATATGGCGTAAAACAGATATCATCCCATGTTATTAATTCGCGCGCGACACGCTCAATCGCGCGCCGAAGAGACACTATTTCGCCATCTTCGAGGATCCATTCGCGCTCACTCTTTGGTTTGACGCGCTCAAAGCAAATCTCGCCAATCTCATTTCGCACGCGCGCATAGTAACGTCCGCGCGCGTACGCAAGTGTTTGCTGCATGAACTTGCGAAAGCACGCGCGCGCGGGCTCTGTTGTGAGATCATTGGGGATCTGATCTACATCATTAAAGGCCCACGTGCCATCCAGATTAGCAAAATCATCACGGAAATCTGTGCGCGCCCATATGACGATTTGCGCGCGAATCGCGCGCTCATATTCACACTGTAGGCGAATAAAATCGCGACTGATGAACGCAAAATTCGCGCTTGGTCCATGATCGCCCATGCAGATTGCGCAATGTGGCTCCGCTGTTCTTTGAAGAACAATCCATTCCGCGCAAATATTCGCAATATCAAAGTCATGCGAGCAACACCATTCCAGGAGGATTTCCATACGCGCTGTATGAGTATGCTAATAATCGCGAATTCAAAAATACCCACTTTTTCGCACATATATAGCATCCTGATGCCGATAGGTCTCATAATTCTTCTTGTGATTATCATCATCGCGATTATTATTCTCATCATTGTGATATGGCGACGCAAGCGCGCGACTAACGCTTCTACTGCGACAAAACCAAGTAAACCAGTCGCAGCGCAATTATTCGCAACAGATTTAACACCGGTATTTCCCTCAATGCTGGGACACTCTGGGGTTCTCTCAAATTACTCTCCGCAAATTGGTGAAACAATTACAATGACGCCATATAACAAAGATATTCCTTGGAATATTACACGCGATCATGTTTATGTCAAACGCGTTGCGGACGGCTCGGATTCTCTCTATGGCACGGAACGATATATTTTGCGCTATACGGATAGTACAAGTGGCGTAGATGCAGAATGGCATGGTGGCAATGGAATTGTGCGCAATGAATCCGAAGCGCAACCGTTGATGCTTTCGCGCATTCCCGTTTTGTGAATGAACGCGCGCGATCATTTTTTTGAATATTTACCGGGCAAATACACACATGAATTCGATCGACGATTATCTTGTCGCGCGCATTGCGACCTATCTGCCATCGCCTCTTAATACGCCTCTTCGCGCGTCTTGTTCGCGATTTCGCAAGCTCTTTACGGCACCACAGAAAAGATCTCCTCTTGAGCTTCTTGCGCATGGCGCGCGAATAGGCAGTCGCGCGCTTTGCGAACTCGCACTTGCACATGGTGCGGATGGGTGCGATTGGTTACTTGCTAGCGCAGCACAATACGGATATGCGGATATATGCGAACTCGCGCACGACAGATTACTGAAGGAAGGGCGCACACCAAAATACAGTGGTGTACTCACAAACGCAGCATCCAGCGGACACATTGCGATTTGCAAACTCATACATCAATGGATACTGGAAAGAAACGTCAAAATTGAATACAAATGGATGCTCGTGGGCGCGGCTATGTGCGGACAATGCGCAACAAGCGAACTCGCTTGCGCGTGGATTTCGGAGAATCACCAAGAAAATACATTTGGATGGGCGCTCATAAAAGCATCCGAAGGAGGTAACTGCGAAATTTGTGAGCACATACATGCGCGGATTTTGGCGCACAATTTCACAGTTCAATACGATTGGATGCTTGCGAGCGCGAGTGCCGCAGGTCAACGTGCAACTTGCGAACTCGCGCATACATGGCTTTTGGAAAGCAAGCAAACCGCAAATTACGAAAATATACTCGCGGGACCAATACTACAAGGTCAACGCGATCTTTGCGAACTTCTGCACACATGGGCGCAAGAAAGTGGACAAGTGATTAATTACGAGCTCATAATGACTCTCGCGGAACTTCGGCAAAATTATGAATTGCGCGATCTCGCGCGCGAATGGGGCGCAATTGACGCTCGTCATTGATCACTCGCCATCCTTTTTTTGAATTCGCAACTATCTGCATTATTTGGCGGTGATGGATTCGCTAGATGATTATCTCATCGCGCAAATCGCGAGCTATCTTCCATCACCTCTCAACGCACCTCTTCGCGCGGTTTCCGCGCGGTTTCGCGCGATTATTGCGCAACCAGAAAAAACTACTCCGACAAAGCTCATGAAGCGTGGAAGTCGAATTGGGTGCGCAGACATTTGCATTCTTGCGCGCGAATGGGGCGCAACAAACTACGATGGTATGCTTCAGGGTGCAGCTCGCGGAGGTCGCGTAGATCTATGTATCCTTGCACATTCATGGGGCGCAAAGTATTACGATGGAATGCTCTATGGTGCCGCGCGCGGAGGTTATCGCGCGATTTGCGAACTTGCGTGCGAATGGGGTGTCACAAATTACAATTGGATGCTTCGGGGTGCAGCTCGTGGAGGTCGCGAAGATCTATGTATCCTTGCACAATCACGGGGCGCAAAGTTTTACAATGGAATGCTTGAAGAGGCAGCTCGTGGTGGTCATCGCGAGCTTTGCGAACTCGCGCGCGAATGGGGAGCAACAGACTACTCTTGGATGCTCATGGGAGCCGCACGTGGAGGTCATCGCGCGATTTGTGATCTCGCGCTCAAATGGGGAGCTATTGATGCTGACGGAATGCTCGAAAATGCTGCGTGGGGTGGTCATCGCGCGCTTTGCGAAATTGCGCGCACCCATGGCGCGACTGATTACAATAGAATGCTTAATGGTGCAGCGCTCGGAGGTCACGCAGATCTTTGTATTCTCGCGCGCGAATGGGGTGCGTTCGATTTCAATTGGATGCTCAAGAGCGCCGCATACCATGGTCACATTGATCTATGTATCCTTGCGCAATCATGGGGCGCAACGAATTACGGTGCGATGCTCGCGGATGCGGTGCGGCACGGTCATCGCGCGGTTTGCGAACTCGCGCACTCATTAGTGCCCTCTGGGATCAAACGCGAACTTATTTGCGAAGGGATGCTCAGAACAGCCACGCGCTATGGTCGTCGCGATCTATGTATTCTTGCGCGCGAATGGGGCGCAAAGAATTACAATGAAATGCTTACTATCGCTGCGTATAGAGATCATCGCGCGCTTTGTGAACTCGCATACAAATGGGGCGCAACAAATTTCAATGATATGCTTACAGGCTTTGCTCAAAGTAGTAATCGTGAACTTTGCGAACTTGCGCGCAAGTGGGGCGCAACAAATTTCAACGAAATGCTCTCGTATGTTTCTCGTGCGGGTAATCGTGAACTTTGCGAACTTGCGCGCGAATGGGGCGCAACAAATTTCAACGAAATGCTCTCGTATGTTTCTCATGCGGGTAATCGTGAACTTTGCGAACTTGCGCGCGAATGGGGCGCAACTGAGTACAATAATATGCTCTCAGAAGCCGCGCTCGGAGGTCATCGTGAGCTCTGTGTTCTCGCGCGCGCGTGGGGTGCAACAAACTTTGATGAAATGCTCGCGCGTGCTACGCTCGGAGGTCATCGTGAGCTCTGTGTTCTCGCGCGCGAATGGGGCGCACACAATTTCTCCGAAATGTTGCGCATTGCGACTGAGTACTATAACGATTCTCTATGTGATCTCGCGCGCGAGTGGATTGGCGCGTGAGTTATCTTTTTTGAATTCACAATACCTCTTATACCATATGAATTCGCTAGATGACTATTTAATCGCGCGAATCGCGAGCTATCTTCCATCACCTCTTGATGCGCCTCTTCGCGCGGTTTCCGCGCGGTTTCGCGCGATTATTGCGCAACCAGAAAAAACTACTCCGATAAGGCTCATGAAGCGCGGAAGTCGAATTGGATGCGCATACATTTGTATCCTTGCGCGCAAACATGGTGCAACAAACTACGAGGAGATGCTCGGAGAGGCAGCATACGGGGGTCATCGCGACCTTTGTATTCTTGCGCACAAATGGGGTACAACAAACTACGATGATATGCTCTATGGTGCCGCATGCGGACGTCATCGCGATATTTGTGATCTTGCGTACGAATGGGGCGCGACTAATTTTAATGGTATGCTTACTGGTGCCGCGTACAATGGTCATCGCGATATTTGTGTTCTTGCGCGCGAATGGGGCGCGACAAATTTTAATGGTATGCTCGCAAGTGCCGCGCGCGGAGGTCATCGCGCGCTTTGCGAACTCGCGCTCTTATGGGGCGCAACTGATCGCAACGAAATGCTTTCTAACGCAGTTCTCGGTTGCCACTATGCACTTTGTGATCTCGCGTTCTCCCATGGTATGGCAAATTTCGACGAATTTCTCGCATACGCCGCTCACAGTAATTGTCGCGAATTACGCAATTTTGCGCTAACTTGGGATACACCAAATTTTGATTGGGCTCTTGCCGGCGTTAAATATAACAATTGCTTTAATCTATGTAATCTCGCGCACACCTTGGGCGCGACTAATTATAATCAGATGTTGCGAAGTGCCGCATATTCGGGATATCGCGACCAATGTATTCTTGCGCGCTCTTGTGGAGCAACTAATTATGATGAAATGCTCATTCGCGCTGCTTACGCGGGTCATCGCGCATTTTGTGAACTTGCGCGTGAATGGGGTGCAACGGATTACGATGAGATGCTCGCAAACGCCGCGTTCGCTGGTCACCGCGCGATATGTATTCTTGCGCGCGAATGGGGCGCGACTAATATCAATGAGATGCTCCTGGTCGCTGTGCGTGGCAATCGTCGCGATATTTGTATTCTAGCTCACAAATGGGGTGCGACTAATTACAATGAAATGTTCAGCGTGGCTATACAATACCATCACGATGATATGTGCGCTCTCGCGCGCGAATGGGGCGCAACTATCTCTCATTGAGTGTTCTTCTTTTTTGAATGTACAATGTAACATATATCGCGCGCGACTAATGGATTCGCTAGATGATTATCTTATCGCGCAAATCGCGAGCTATCTTCCATCACCTCTCAATGCACCTCTTCGCGCGGTTTCCGCGCGGTTTCGCGCGATTATTGCGCAACCAGAAAAAACTACTCCGATAAGGCTCATGAAGCGTGGAAGTCGAATTGGGTGCGCCGACATTTGTATTCTCGCACGCAAATGGGGCGCAACAAACTTTGATGATATGCTCATAGAAGCAGCTGGCGGTGGTCACTGCGCAATTTGTGAACTTGCGCGCGAATGGGGCGCAACAAAGTATGATGAAATGCTTTGGGGAGCCGCACGCGGTGGCCAGCGGGCAACTTGCGAACTTGCACACAAATGGGGTGCAACTGATTTCAATAATATGTTTCTAAATGCGATGTGGAATGGTCGCGAAGATCTGTGCATAATGGCGCGTGACTGGGGTGCAACCAACCTTGACGGAATGCTCTCATTAGCGTCTTGCTTAGGTAAACGCAATCTTTGCGAACTCGCGCACTCTTGGGGTGCGACAGATTATGATATAATGTTCGGCAATGCCGCGTGTTATGGTCATCCCGCGCTTTGCGAACTCGCGCGCGAATGGGGTGCAACTAACACTTAACAGATACTCCATCTCCTTTTTGAGATTGTTTTGCTCATGTATAGATCCCAATGGAGCTTATGCGATCTGGTGCTAGAATTGGAAGCGTTAGTCAATGTATGGACGCACGTGTGCGGGGCGCAACGAATTATGACGAAATGCTCGTGATTTCCGCGAGTGAAGGTTGTCGCGAGCTTTGCGAACTCGCGCGCGAATGGGGCGCAACAGCTTTCGATGAAATGCTTACTAGTGCCGCGCGCGGCAATTTCCGCGTGCTTTGTGATCTCGCGCGCGAATGGGGTGCGACTAAGATTGAAAATATGCTAGCTGGCGCAGCCTACGGAGGTCACATCGCGCTTTGCGAATACGCGCGCGATCTCGGTGCGACTGATTTTAATTGGATGCTTATGGAAGCAACACTCGGCAATCAGCGCGTTATGTGCCATCTCGCGCGCTCGTGGGGCGCAGTGGATTACAATGGAATGCTAATAGCAGCAGCCACGAAAAATAATCGCGAGCTTTGTGAACTTGCGTACTCGTGGGGTGCAACTAATTTCGATAATATGTTCGCAAGTGCCGCAAAAGCAGGTAATCACGCGCTTTGCGAGCTTGCGCTATTATGGAGCACAATAGGCGAAAACGCGCTGAGAGAGGGAGCGTAACCCTGTTCTAGATGGATGGCGATCGACCAAGGAAATTGTGGTGGTATCGCGCGACGGTAAGAATCATAATTCTCTTTTTTGGACGCGCGCCACACCTATATATCTGTCGCTTATCATGAATTCGCTGGATGACTATCTTATCGCGCGAATCGCGAACTATCTTCCATCACCTCTTGATGCGCCTCTTCGCGCCGTTTCCGCGCGATTTCGCGCGATTATTACACAACCAGAGAAAATTACTTCATCTGATCTCATGAAGCGCGGAGCTGCGAAAGGTAATGCCGATCTTTGCGTACTAGCGCGCTCTTTGGGTGCGCTAAATTACGACGAAATGCTTGCGGGCGCAGCATACGCGGGCAACCGCAAGTTATGTACTCTTGCGCGCTCTTGGGGTGCGTCCGATTATAATTGGATGCTCAATAATGCGTCATACGGTAATAGCCGCGCGCTTTGCGAACTCGCGATCTTTTGGGGAGCAACTAATTACAATGAAATGCTCATAGGCGCCGCACGCGGAGGTCATCGCGCGCTTTGCGAACTCGCGTGTACCCTGGGTGCGACTTATTACGATGGAATGCTTACTAGCGCCGCAAGCAATGGTCATCGCGCGCTTTGCATTCTCGCGCGCGAATTGGGCGCAACGGATTACGATGGGATGGTCTCTAGCGCAGCGCGCGGCAACCACCGCGCGCTTTGCGAACTTGCGCAATCATGGGGTGCAACTAATTTCAATTGGATGCTTTCCAGCGCGGCTCTTGGTGGTCATCGCGCGCTTTGTGAACTTGCACTCGAATGGGGAGCAACAGATTATAATGAAATGCTCGCGAGCGCAGCGCGTGGTAGTCATCGCGCGCTTTGCGAACTCGCGCGCACCCTGGGCGCGACTAATTTCAACTTGATGCTCACTGGGGCTGGGTACAGTAATTGTCGCGATCTTTGCATTCTCGCACGGAAATGGGGCGCAACTAATTTCCAAGGATTACTGAGTAGCGCAGCGAATTCGGGAAATCGCGAGCTTTGTGAACTTGCGCGCGAATGGGGTGCGACTAACTATAATGAAATGCTATGGGATGCAACTAGCATGAATCGCGGATCAATATGCAAACTTGCGCGCGAATGGGGCGCAACTGATTTTAGTGGGATGTTTGAGAGCGCTGCGGAACTCGGTTATTATAATCTTTGTAAACTTGCGCGTGAATGGGGCGCAACCAATTACAATGCCATACTCTTGTCCGCGGTGCGAAGAAATCGGCGTGATATATGTATTCTTGCGCGCGAATGGGATGTGAATGGGAATCTGAATTATAATGATATGCTCACTGTGGCCACAAATCACCATCGCGCTGATTTGTGTGCGCTTGCGCGCGAATGGGGCGCGATCTCTTAGAATGTATAACAATGTAACATATATCGCGCGCAACCAATGGATTCGCTGGATAACTATCTTATTGCGCGAATCGCGAGCTATCTTCCATCACCTCTTGATGCGCCTCTTCGCGCCGTTTCCGCGCGGTTTCGCACGATAATTGCGCCACCGAAGAAGGTATCGCCCATCGCGCTTATGGAATATGGAGCTAAAATCGGTTGCGTGATTATTTGTCGCCTCGCATATCAGCAATTGATCCGCCAGCAAAATACAAAGCGCGATCGCAATGAAATACCCATAATTTGTAAGCAACATGTATTGTGTGCCATTGAAGAGATGCTCGCTTATGCCGCGCGCGGGGATCACCGCGACCTATGTATTCTCGCGCGCGAATGGGGAGCAAAGAATTACAATTACATGCTCGCGATGGCGGCTCGCGGAGGTCATCGCGCGATTTGCGAACTCGCGCGATCGTGGGGAGCAGATAACTACAATGATATGCTTTTTGAAGCCGCTCGCGGAGGTCATCGCGCGATTTGCGAACTCGCGTGTGAATGTGGCGCAACTAATTATAATTGGATGCTTAGTATGGCAGCGTATAATGGCGATCATGACCTGTGCGCATTTGCACTCGCGCATGGTGCTACTGATTATGATGGAATGCTTGCTGGAGCCACAGCGCGCGACCATCGCTCGATTTGCGAGCGCGCGCTCGAATTGGGCGCGAATGGGTGCAAAATAATGCTCGCGGAGGTGGCGCGCATTGGTCATCTTGAGCTTTGTGTTCTTGCGCACGAATGGGGCGCAACTAACTTCAATAGAATGCTCGCTAATGCCGCGTGCAGAGGTAATCGCGCGATTTGCGAACTCGCGCGCGAATGGGGTGCAACCAAATTCAATAGAATGCTCGCGAAAGCCGCATTCAAAGGTCATTGTGATCTGTGTGTACTTGCGCGCGATTGGGGTGCAACCAAATTCAATAAAATGCTCGTAAGTGCCGCGCGTAGTGGTCATCGCGAGCTCTGTGTTCTCGCGCGCGAATGGGGTGCGACAGCTTTCGATGAAATGCTTATTAACACCGCGTACGAAGGCCATCAGTCGCTTTGCATTCTTGCGCGCGAATGGGGCGCTACTAGGTACGATAATATGATCGCAAACGCAGCGATGGGAGGTCATCGCGAGCTCTGTGTTCTCGCGCGCGAATGGGGTGCGACTGATTTCAATCGCATGCTTGCAAACGCAACAGCAGGAGGTCATCGCGGGCTTTGTGTTCTCGCGCGAGAATGGGGTGCAACTGATTTCAATCATATGCTCGAAATTGCCGCAGGTGAATGTGATGTGGATTTGTGTATTCTTGGTCATTCTTGGGGCGCGACTAATAGTGATGAATTTCCTTGCATCATTGCGGACGGAAATGCGTGTTGCGAATTTGCGCGCTCTGGGAAACAATTGGTGGTATGTTGCGAAAAGTAGTGTGCGCGACATTTTTTTTGAATGTACAATAATGCAACATATATCGCGCGCGATCAATGGATTCGCTAGATGACTATCTTATTGCGCGAATCGCGGGCTATCTTCCACCACCTCTCAGCACGCCTCTTCGCGCTGTTTCCGCGCGATTTCGCGCGATTATTGCACCGCCAGAGAAAATAACGCCCGTCGCGCTCATGAAATATGGCGCTAAAATTGGAAGCGCAGGTCTTTGCGCACTTGCGCAATCATATGGCGCGACAGATTATAATATTATGCTTCACCATGCCACAATTGGAGGTTACCGCGCGATTTGCGAACTTGCGCGCGAATGGGGAGCAACAGATTTCAATCGCATGCTCGAACAAGCAGCATACGAAGGTCATCGCGATCTTTGTATTCTCGCGCATGAATGGGGAGCAACGGATTACGATAACATGCTTAGTTTTGCTACGTTCAATGGTCATCGCGCGATTTGCGAACTTGCTCAATCCTGGGGCGCGACTGATTTTGATGGTATGCTTGAATACGCAGCGTGCAAAAATTATCGCGATCTGTGTATTCTCGCGCGCGAATGGGGAGCGATAGATTACGAGATGATGCTCCTAATTGCCGCAAATGAAGGTCATCGCGCGATTTGCGAGCTCGCGCGCGAATGGGGAGCAACAGATTATCATGGTATGTTCACAGAAGCTTCATATGGTAATCATCAGCAAATTCGCGAGCTCGCGCGCGAGTGGGAACGCGCATCTCATTTTTGAATTCGCAAATGTTGTATTATTTCATCTCATGGATTTATTGGATAAATATCTTACCGCGCGTATCATTGCTTATCTTCCAGCGCCTCTTAATGCGCCTCTGCGCGCGACTTGTACGCGTTTTCGCGCGCTTATTCCTCCGCCCGCGAAAATGTCTCCTGGTGCTCTCCTATTACATGGCGCTAGTATTGGTTGCGATAATCTATGTATTCTCGCGCACGCGAAAGGCGCAACTAATTATCATTGGATGTGTGCAAAAGCTGCGCAAAAAGGTCATCTCGCGATTTGCGAACTTGCGCATTCGTGGATTGCAATGGGATGTGTGTCGCCATATGATTATATGCTGATTTACGCAGCACTTGGAGGTCACGCAGATCTATGTAAACTTGCGCAATCTTGGGGAGCAACAGATTACGATAAAATGCTCGCGTACGCTACAACCGGAAATCATCGCGCGATTTGCGAGCTCGCGCGCGAATGGGGCGCAACTAATTATTCCTGGATGCTCTATGAGGCAGCGCAACATGGATTTTACGATCTTTGTATACTCGCGCACACATGGGGAGCTGTTGGTAATGTCTGCATAATGGCGGAGGCCGCTCGCGAAGGTCATCGCGCGATTTGTGAACTTATGCATGCGTGGAACATCGCGGCTCCAGACGAGTTGATATTTGATATGATGCTCTATAGCGCGGCTGTCGGTGGTCATCGCGCGCTTTGCGATCTCGCGATCTCTTGGGGTGCGACAAATCTTGATCAAATGCTCGCAGGGGCTGCATTTAGTGGTCATCATAAGATTTGTGAACGCGCACGCGAATTAGGAGCAACGGATTTCAACAAAATGCTCGCGGATGCCGCAAATAATGGTCAGCGTGCAATGTGTATTCTTGCGCGCGAATGGGGCGCAACAGATTACGATTGGATGCTTTCCAGCGCGGCTCTTGGTGGTCATCGCGCGCTTTGTGAACTTGCGTGCGAATGGGGTGCAACAGGGGATGATGTAGCCATCCAAATTGCGACAGAGGTAGTGAATCGCGTGCCTGATATCATTTCGCGCGCGAATATGGAGCAATTGATCCACTAACGACCTTGCGCGCGAACATCGCATTTTTTGTGCGCACAAAAAAAAATGAATCCTCGCGCCATGAAATATAACTATGGAATCTACATCCATTGTTCGCTCGGCCGCCGTAATATTTCCACAATGCGCGAAATGCGCGCGCCAGATGGATAGTGCCTCAATTTGCGCAGAATGCGGCCAATGCAAGCTCTGCTCGCCCAGGCTCGGCATCATACAAACCGCAAAAGGCATTGCGGGAATGTGCGCGAAATGCGCGCGCGTCAATGACCATTGTGACAAGTGCGCGCGCATTGGTGAGATGCTTTGGCCATGTCACTGCGAAATGTGTGGCACAATCATACCCGGTGCGCACATTGTGTGCTTCCAGTGCCATTGTTGCGAAAAGTGTAGTGCACATGCTCATGGTAGCTCTTACTGCATAAAATGTCGCGACGGCATTTTCGCATGTGTAGGAGCCGCGACAATCGGAAGCGCGACGGTAGGACCCGCGACGGTGGATGTCGCGCCACGGGTATCCACAACGATTGCATCAAGGCCCATACCGTGCAATAATTCGCGCATTAGCGAAATTCAAGAGAAACGCGAAAAGCTGAAGAAGCTCAGAGTGTTCCAATTGTATACAATTGCACATCTTTCGAACATCATACTGAGCAGAACTGAAAAGAGGGTTGCTGTGGCCATTGAAGTGTTGGCACGCAACAAGAAGTGCACTTTGGAGATAATAGAGGGGATGACTTCAAGGCACAAGTACTATTAATCGCATGCAGTGCCTTTTTTTGAATTCATTTCGCACTGTTATTATCATCATGGAATTATTGGATAGCTTTCTTATCGCGCGAATCGCATCCCATCTTCCATCGCCACTTGATATATCATTCCGCGCTGCATGTCGCAAATTCGCGCGCGCAATTGAACCCCCGCGAAAACTATCACCGAATGAGCTCATGGAACAAGGCGCAAGACTTCTGCGCGCGGATTTATGCAAACTCGCATATTCGCGCGGCGCAACTAATTACGATGTGCTACTAGATGCGGCAGCAAGAGCCGGGAATCACGCATTGTGTATTCTCGCGCGCGAATGGGATCATCGCGCGTATGCGTCAGTGATAAATTACGATTATGTGATCGTTGAGGCTGCATATCGCGGAGATTCCATTTTGTGCAATCTCGCGCATAAATGGGGTGGAGATAGTAATTGGATGCTTCAGGGCGCAGCGCGCGGAGGTCATCGCGATCTATGCATCCTCGCGCGCAAATGGATTGACGATAGCGATTATCACGTCAACTATGATAAGATGATCATGGAAGCAGCGTACGGCAACCAACCTGCGCTTTGCACTCTTGCGCGCGAATGGGGAGCATCAGTTGATTCAATGCTGCGCGGAGCGACATACGGTGGTCATCGCGAGCTTTGTATTCTCGCGCGCGAATGGGGCGCACACAATTTCTCCGAAATGTTGAACATTGCGACTGAGAACCATTACAATTCTCTATGTGATCTCGCGCGCGAATGGATTGGTATGTGAGTTATCTTTTTTGAATTCACAATACCTCTTATACCATATGAATTCGCTGGATGACTATTTAATCGCGCGAATCGCGAGCTATCTTCCATCACCTCTCAACGCACCTCTTCGCGCGGTTTCCGCGCGGTTTCGCGCGATAATTGCGCAACCAAAGAAAATGCTGCCCAATAAACTCCTCGTCCATGGTGCTGAAATTGAATGTGTTGCGCTTTGCGAACTCGCGCGCGAACGCGGGGCAACTAAGTATGAAGATATGCTTATGAGCGCGGCATATGATGGTTCTCGCGTAATTTGCGAACTCGCGATTGCATGGGGTGCAACTAATTATGATTGGATGCTCGCGCGGGCAACACGCGGGGGTCATCGCGAGATTTGTGTTTTCGCGCATTCATTGGGTGCAACTGATTATAATAGTATGCTTTTGCACGCTGCAGAGAATGGAGATTGTGAGATGTGCGAACTCGCGCACGAATGGGGAGCAACTGAATATGATTGGATGCTCGAGGAGGGATCAAACGCGGAGAATTATGCAATTTGTAAACTTGCTCTTGAATGGGGTGCGACTGGATATGATGATTTACTCAGAGATTCTGCGCAATTAAATAATTGTGATCTTTGTATTCTCGCGCGCTCGTTTGGAGCAACAGATTACAATGAAATGCTCATTCGCGCCGCTTACGCAGGTCATCGCGAGGTTTGTGAACTTGCGCACGAATGGGGCGCGACAGCCTTCAACGAAATGCTCAAAAACGCTGCGCGTAGTCGCAGACATAAACACGGTCGCGAGCTTTGCAAACTGGCGCATAAATGGGGCGCGACAAATTTCAATAAGGCGCTTAAAATAGCAGCATACCGCGGTGATCGCGAGCTTTGCGAACTTGCGCATAAATGGGGCGCAACAAATGTCAATGATATGCTCCGTTGCGCTTCTAGCGAAGGTCATCACGAGCTTTGCGAACTTGCGTGTGAGTGGGGCGCCACAGACTATGATCGTATGCTCGCGTATTTTGCCTACAGGGGTAATCGTGAATTTTGTAAACTAGCGTATGAACGAGGTGCAACGAATATCAACGAAATGCTTACTATCGCCGCGCACGGAGGTCATCGCGATCTTTGTATTCTCGCGCGCGAATGGGGTGCAACCAACGTTGGTGGAATGCTCACTTGCGCTACTCGCGTGGGTGATCGCGAGCTTTGCAAACTCGCGCGCAAATGGGGTGCAACTAATTTTAATGAAATGCTCACTTGTGCTACTAGCGTGGGCGATCGCGAGTTTTGCGAGCTTGCTCGCGAATGGGGCGCGACTAATTTTGATGATATGCTTGTGTATGCCACGCAAGGAAGATATCGCGATCTTCGTGAGCTTGCGCTCAAATGGGCGCTTTGGTAATTATATCCGATCTTCTTTTTTTGAATCCACTGTGTACCACAATATTTCGTCTTCCATGAATTCGCTAGATAACTATCTTATTGCGCGAATCGCGAGCTATCTTCCATCGCCTTTGGATACGCCTCTTCGCGCCGTTTCCGCGCGATTTCGCGCGATAATTGCTCCACCGGAGAAAATGTCGCCCAATAAACTCCTCGTTCGTGGCGCTAAAATTGGATGTGTTGCGCTTTGCGAATTCGCGCGCGAGTGTGGTGCTGGAGATCGCGAAGAAATGCTTACGCAAGCAGCTTACACGGGTCACCGCGAGCTTTGTATTCTCGCGCGCGAATGGGGAGCAACAGATTACGATGAAATGCTTGCCATCGCCGCTTGCGGTGGTCATCGCGCGATTTGCGAGCTCGCGCGCGAATGGGGAGCAACTGAATATGATTGGATGCTCAATCGTGCCGCTTATGGTGGTCAACGCGTGCTTTGCAAACTCGCGCGCTCGTGGGGAGCAACAGATTTCAATGAAATGCTCACAAGTGCTACCCAGGGTAATCATCGCGAGATCGCTAAGCTCGCATTCAAATGGGGAGCTACAAATTTCAATGACGCGCTCATGGAAGCCGCGCTCGGAGGTCATCGCGATCTTTGTATTCTTGCGCGCAAATGGGGCGCGACAGATTTCAATGTGATGCTTGCTAGTGCGGCTCTCGGTGGGCATCGCAAGCTTTGTGAACTTGCACTCGAATGGGGAGCAACAGATTACGATCATATGCTTATGTGCGCTACCAGTGCGAATCATCGTGATCTATACATTCTCGCGCACGAATTGGGAGCAACAAATTATAATGAAATGCTTAGTTCTGCTGCTGTTCAGGGTAACCACGCGCTTTGCAAACTTGCGCGCGAATGGGGTGCGACGGATTTTAATTGTATGCTGCGAAGCGCGGCTCACGGAGGTCACGCAGATCTATGTATTCTCGCGCGAAAATGGGGCGCAACTGACTTTAATTGCATGCTTTGGAGCGCGTCGAACGTTGGAAACCATGAGCTTTGTAATCTCGCGCGCGAATGGATCGCATTACAGAATGGCGATCCAATACACGCCCTCTAATTTCGCCATCCGTTCTTTTTTGAATCTTCGGGTCTCTTATTATTTCACTCCATCATGGATTCATTAGATGACTATTTAATCGCGCGAATCACAAGCTATCTTCCGTCACCTCTTAATGCGCCTCTTCGCGCGGTTTCCGCGCGGTTTCGCGCGATAATTGATCCTCCGAGAAAAATGACGTCGCGTAATCTCCTAATGCATAGCGCTAAAATTGGTAATCGCGACCTGTGTATTCTTGCAAACTCCCTTAACACATCAATGGAATTTCTTGTCGCGAACTCCTTAACGATGGGGCCTTTTATCATACGCAATCAAACAATACCCAGATATGACGCGATGCTGGCGATTGCAGCCCGCGCGGGTCATCGCGAGCTCTGTATCCTTGCGCGCGAATGGGGTGCAACTGATTTCCACCTTATGCTCACAAGTGCAGCGCGTGGTGGTCATCGCGCGATTTGCGAACTTGCGCGATCATGGGGCGCAAATTATTACGATGGGATGCTTTCTGAAGCAGCCCGCGGTGGTTATCGCGAGCTTTGCGAACTTGCGCACGACCGGGGAGCAACTGAATACAATCGGATGCTTTCTGAAGCAGCCCGCGGAAATCAACGTGCGATTTGCGATCTCGCGCGCGAATGGGGCGCGACGGATTACAATGGAATGCTCCGTAGCGCGGCTCGCGGTGGTCATCGCGAGCTTTGTGAACTTGCGCGATCATGGGGTGCAACTGGCGTTGGTGAAATGCTTAAGGGCGCAACGTACAAAAATCACCGCGAAATTTGCAAACTCGCGCGCAAATGGGGCGCAACTAATTTTAATGAAATGCTTGCACACGCCGCGTACAATGGTAGTTGCGATCTTTGTATTCTTGCGCGCAAATGGGGCGCGACTGATTACAATGAAATGCTCATAGGCGCTACTTTCGGTAATTATCGCGCGATTTGCGAACTTGCGCACGAATGGGGTGCGACAGATTTCAATCTGATGATCGCATATGCCGCGTTTGGAAATTATCGCGAGCTCTGTATCCTTGCGCGCGAATGGGGCGCAACTGACTTTAATCATGTGCTTATGGACGCTACGTTCGGAAATAATCGCGATCTATGTATTCTCGCGCGCGAATGGGGAGCAACAGATTTTAATGGAATGCTTTGGAACGCGGGGCTCGTTGGAAACCGTGAGCTTTGTAATCTCGCGCGCGAATGGATCGCAATACAGAATGGCGATCCGGCACGCACTCTCTAATTTGCCATCCATTTCTTTTTTGAATCTTTCGGGTCTCTTATTATTTCACTCCGTCATGGATTCATTAGACGACTATTTAATCGCGCGAATCGCTTTCTATCTTCCATCACCTCTCAACGCGCCTCTTCGCGCCGTTTCCGCGCGATTTCGCGCGATAATTGCGCAACC